TTCCATGATTGTTCCTTAAGAGATGCGCACGATGGCGCTGTTGGCATCGGGAGTTGGGAAGATGATTTGAAACGTATCGTTGTCTACTGTTTTCAGTACATCAAAAACAAGCACAGCCACCGATTTGTTTCCCTTGGAGCTATTGTAAATAAGAGCAGCCGCAGTCGTAAAGGTGGCATTTGTCCAATTTACGTCATCAAACGACAAAAATGCCGTATACACCGCTTGCGCATTTAATCCGGTGTTTGGGCTAGGATTAATCGTCAACGTTTTTCCCCCCGTGGTGTACCCTGTGCCCACGCTGGGTATCTCATCCGTACTGCTGTAGACGGTTGTTGCAGGACCTAACGTTGCGGAAGATGTGTAAAGCGCAACCTTAAATGTATCAGGCGACGTTGGACCAAAGTTGTGGATTGCCTCCAGCAACTGAAGCTTAAAACTGGTGGTCGCCGTTTGAATATACATGGCTTACACGATCCGAATCAGGGCTGTCTCTGGATCATCTGTGGGGAACTGGATGATAAATTCCTGCCCCAACATCGTCTGATCCACACCAAAGTTAAACACGCCCACAGACTTGTTGCCCTTGGATGCGTTATAAATCAAACCGCCACGAGTGGTAAAGGTTGAGCCGGGCCATGCGGGGTTGTCAAAACTGACATATCCAGTGCCCAAACCTAAATTTACAGTAACGTTTTGAAGCTCTTGGCCGCCTTCAATATATCCCGCACCAGATACCTCATTTGTATTGGAATATACAGTTGTTTGTGGCCCCAAAATAGCCGAAGACGTGTACAACGCAACCAAAAAGGTATCGGTTGAGAAGTCATGTATGCCAAGGAGCAACTGCTCCTTGAAACTGTCGGTAAGTCCTGCTGTAAACATGCGTTATCTCACCGGTAGTTTGACTTGACCATCGCGATAAGCATCGCCACGCTGCTTGCCATCGCCCAAATTCTTCAAGAGCATCAATGCTTCCTTGTACTTAGTGTCATACAAGACCATCATATCCTGCTCGCCCTTCATGTAGGTGTATGCTTCAACCAGCGCACCGTACAGCAGCGCTGAATCAAAGTTATCGCCCAACCATGAAGTTTCCACATCCACAATAGATGGCGGATAGTAGTAATAATGCAATTCTGCTGAATATGCAGCGTCAGGAGTAGGGCCCACAATAAACGACAACTCGTTCACATCTGTAGAACGTGGTCCAAAAATAGCGTAATACTTAGGCTCCCCAGTACCGCGTGCATTTGGATACACCTCACGGATAAAGTTGACATCCTTGTCAAGCAAATACTTGTACTCGCCTTGGAAAACCAAAGTAGCGGCAACAGCACCTGTATTGGCCACATCAAGCGTAATTGTTGTACCATTGATTAGCGTTACTTGCGCGCCAGTGCCAATATTGGTGCCAAATACATACTGGCCTACTTGAATATTTGCTGCGCTTGCCACAGTCACCGTAAATGCACCAGAAGAGCCTGTTGCAGTTGTAGTGGCATATGAAAAAATAGCCAAAGAATACGATGACAAAAAGTCATCTGGGCAAGCTAAATAGCTGTTGCCAGAAGTCAATGTACCTGTCACGTTCTTGCGCAAATTAGCAATCTGCACAGAGTTGTAAATGCGCTGCTCTGCCTGACGTGTAAATGTCGCCAAATCGGAATCAGAAAATCCCAAATTGGCGGTGTACGCAACGATAGCAGCTTTTAATTCGGTGTAGGTCATGTGATGCTCGTTTTAACAGGTGCAAGGACCGCCGCGGCGACCCATTGTTTTGCATACGGCATCGGCATCATTCCGATACTTGCAAACGAAGTATCAGCCGTGAACCCGACGTAGACGGTAACTGCAAGTCTACTCTCAGGACGGGGTTGATACAAGGCCTGTGGCTCATTTATTGTGCGTTTTGGCTCCAACTGTGGATGCTTGGGCTCATAGCACTCAGGACAGACTTTAAAGCCCGTCCATTCCTTGATAAGACGATTAAGTTTGTACCGTTGGCCGCATCTATCGCACAGCGCAATTGCATATTTGCCTGATACGTAGGCCATGGCTTACCTCTGTGTATAGGTAGGCACCACAAAGAAGCCTGAACGCTCGCGGTCTTCTGCTGCAGCACGGGCAAACTCTTCTTCGTACATTTGCTTGAGCATCATCATGCGGTCAGGCGCTTTTTTGACCGACAGATAATAGGCTACCGCCGCCACCAAACAGGGCAAGAAACGGAAGGAAATGTCCGCAGTATTTTGAAATCCACCTGCATTGTCCATGCGACGAATTGCATAGTAGACAAACGTCCATGTCTGCGTTGCATCTGGAGCAGGGTACAAAAATACCTTGGTAGGTACTGTGCGCTGAATGTAATACTGTGCAGGACGTGATTGCGTCAATTTATTGGGCACATGCAACCATTCTGCACGGCCAATACGGTCAATTGTGATGTCCTGCTGGGTAGACTGGCCCGCATTAGTACGAATAACGGCCGATAGGCCGTCAATTGTGTCCGCTGGCAAGTCATACTCATAGACCCCGGGGGTCAAAACCTGTTGGCGCTGCTCAATAGTCCACAGATTAAGCCCTCGATTGGCCCACTCTGCAAAAACTAAGTTGACAGAGCGAAGCGCCGTCTTCATGTCGTAACCGTCGCGCACTTCAATACCACAGCGCTCATACGCCTCAGCTATGAGGTCATCAAACTGCAGATCGAAGTTGGATACGCCAGAAGTGGTCATCTTAATAAATCATTGCTGTGCGAGCACGGGCTGCACCGACGCCACGAACGCCAACTTTATCGCCCTGAACGCTCTTTTTAACGTTCTGGTTAAGTGTCTGGCCCTGTGATTGGCCTACACCAGCGACCATACCGCCGCCAGCAAAACCACGCTGGGCAACGCCTTCGCCTTTTTTGGCCATGCCACCATCTTTGTAACAGTTTTTCATCTCGCCACCTTTTCTGAACTTTTTGCCTTTGCTGGCCTTGCTGAAATCCATCGCCACAGACTGTGGGATGCCGACTTTTTTAGCAAATGCAGGATTGTGCGCTGCTGCATCCATCAACTGCTTCTGTTTCTTACTAACTGCGGGCATTTGTAGCTCCCATTATGCGGTCTAACTTCTCGTCTAACCGATCTAGTCGATCCAAAACACGGTTAATGTCTGCGTGAACTTCGGCTTTTGTGACATATTCTTTGGCAACTTCTTCACGGGTGCGATTAAGCAAAATCTGCAGGCGATTAAGCTCTGCAGCTTTGTCTTTCAAAACCCATCCGACAACACCAATAAGAACAGTCAGGCCGGCGTTCCACAGCATCAGTTCCATTTCAGCACTTCCACTTGCGCAAACTCTTATTGATCCGGCTATCCGGATCCTTGGCCGTCTTCTCGCTCGTCAACTTGCTTTTCATGCCTTCCATACGGGCACAGAAGCTGTCTTTGCGAGAGCCTCCCTCTGGCTGCGGGGCTTTTAATCCGGGCTTGCCCGGATTAGCCTTGTTGTAGGACGCGCGACCCTTGGCGTTTAAACTGCCACTGGGACTTTTGCCCTCTTTCCGCTGCCAAGCAGGAGTTTTAGCCATGATTAATAGAGTTTGCAGGGCTTGTTACGGGCTTGGCCCACACCACGAGGTGTAGTTGAGCCAGAAGGAGCCACAGTTTTACGTGCGGTCTGCTTTGGGCCACCTTTAGCCATATCTTGCTTCTGTGCACCGGGCTGAACTTCGCCTTGGTACTGGTCGTCTGCCATTTTTGCTGCTCGTCCCATTTTGGACTCCTTATCCGTAGAAGAATGTGACCGAGGTAGGGCCACTAATTGTCAAATAGGGGTCATCTTGGAAGACAACACCATCACCGGGTATCAAAACATACGTAGAGCCATTACCTGCAGTGCTTGCAGGAGTAGCCAAACGAATACGCTCTGTACCACCGGCGCCACCATCTGTAAAAGAGATGTAACCAGCAGTTCCAGCAACAAAATAAATTGATTTGATACGTGCACGAGGCTGGCCAATACCGGTGGCAGCAGTTGCTGCCAGCGTCTTGGCCTTTACGTCAAATTGAAAGCCCATGGTGGCCTCCTATTAAGCGATGGTTACGCCCTTGGAACCAACAACAGCCCAGCCTGCGGCGGTGTAGACCAAGGTTACAGCGTCGCCAACTGCGGTGAAAGTGATAGTGGAGAAACCAATTTTGGTGGTAGGTGTCAAGACTGCGCTACCACCATCCACTGTGTGAGTGATAATTTTCATCTGACCCGCAGTACCGTTGGCCAAAGTCAGAGCCTGTGAAGCACCTGTGGTGGTCAAAGAAGTGAAGGTGTTGGTTACGTCAACTGCGCCAGCACCAGACAAAGATTGAGTGCTCAACACAGTGGTTTTGCCATAAGAAGCATTCACTGTAACTGCGCCAGTTGTAGAGCTTTTGGTGATTGATTGGAAACCGTTCTCGGAACGAACTGGTCCATTGAATGTAGTATTTGCCATTTGATCCTCACATGCAAGTAGTGGTGTTCTGTCTGCATGTCGTCAGCCGGGACTGTCAGAACACCGGATAACCCCGGAGTGATACCAATATACAACAAAAGAAAAGGGGGCACAAGGCCCCCTTTACATATTTCCGAAGAAATATTAAGCGCCGGGCGAACCGTAAGCGCCACGTGGGTCGGACCAGCCGAAGCTGTAACGCTCACGAGCTTTGTAACGAACGTTACCTGTGTCAAAGTCGCC